ATGCAGCGGGGGCAGGAATTTGCGCCTGTTTCCATTTGGAGTAACCACCAAGCATCGTAGAACCAGCCTGACCATAAGCTGACCACATGGCAGCCTTACCACTCATTTTACTTTCAAATGCACCTAATCCATATTTACGAACATTAGCCAGGCCCATCAATCGAACTCCAGCAATATCCCATTGAGACTCTTCTATATTTTCCTCACGTAAGGCAAGGAATGAAGCGGACTCCCAAGGCTCATATCCTTTGGATGCCGCCAATGCAAGATTGGCACTATTGATTCGATTCATTTCAGCTTCACGAGCTGCTGCATCTTCCAATGCCTGAATCTTAGCCATCTCTTGCTGTTCTTTATATTGCTGTGCTTCAGCTTCCGCTGCTGCTTTGGCATATCTTCCAGCTTGAATAGAGGAGACTGCACTGACAGCAGTGGACGCAAGCATTGCTGTAGCTGGATCCATTAGTATGCTACCTCCATCATTAGTCCTAGTAACGTCATCTCTAGTGGGCATGGACAACTCATTGTTATCTGCCCCTCCTTATCCCATCCTAACAGATAGAATCTGAATCTACCTGTTTTGGCAGTAGGTGGTTTTGATAAATCATCTGCAACATCACGCATAAGTAGTGAGTTACCCTCAACACTAGCAACCATTGAACTATCCAAAACCATATCAACAGCAGATATTCTTTTGGGTAATCCAGTAATCTGTCCATCACTAGCTTGCCAATCCATAGGCATAGTCTTAGCGGTTGCTGTATATTTGAATCCTGCGGTTATTGTATAAGTAGTATATCCACCTGTAAGGGTAATTACTCCACCAGCAGTAGGCGTATACTCTTCAAGATAGAAAGCATTTTTGTGATAATCAGCATGAGAAGTTTGCTCATGATCTGCTACAACAGAGATCTCTTCTTGTGCAAGATGTGTGAATCCTGAAAATGTGGCTGTAGCTGATCCGCTAGTAACAGATTTGGAACAATCCAGCGTCACTGAATCATCTAGTCTCTCCAGGTAATGTTTTGTAACACTATTAACAGTACGCTCTACATAGAGATACAAATTCTCTTCCATGGCTACTACATCTTTAACCAGGCCATCAGTCTCCCACTTAAACCATGCAGAGATATTTTCTGCTCTAGCAGCATGATAGACAAGCAGCGTTCCATCATCATTAACAAAAAAAGCAAACTGTTCAGGTCGTTTTTCCATCCCATAAACTACGGCTGAATCCTTAATGCCATCCTCATCAATAAGATTGGTAGCTATAAGTGAGATTGCGTTAGGAGTATACCCACCCTCAATCTCTTCCCAGCGCATCTCACGAATAACCTTACCCGCCCCTTGAACAAATAGTGTTGCACGATCAAAAGTAACAGGACGTACATCACTTGTTCCATAAGACGCTTGTCTTCGTATATTGAAGTCTGCTGGAATCAAGGGGGAATTTTCAGATTCAGGACAATAGAATTCTGCCTGATCTGTAAATACCTGAAGATGCCCTGCTGATACAAGATGGTTAATGCTATTAACCTGATCTGAGGCAATTGGAGCCTGAATACTATCACTATCCTGCGCAGTACCTACATCAAAAGTAAAGAAGTCTGCTACAGCAGAACTAAACAAATGTGCGGGAAGCTCCTTAGATCCACCAAACCATAGTCTCTGACTATGAAAGATTACGGATCTGGCATATCCTCGTTCATCACTAAACACCTCTTCCTGCCAATCCTTTGTAGCTTCAGGAGTAGCAGTATCAGCTACAGTTGTTACAGTAACTTCAGCACCAGACTCGCCACCTACAGTTAGCTCACTAGCCCCATTAGTCTTGAACTTGGCATTCTTCAGATTAGCAACAGTGATTTGTGTATCGCTATCTACAGATACAATCTCACCCTCTGCCTGAGAATCTGTCTGAGTAACAACCTCGCCTACAACAAATTGGTTACATCCTCCACCAGAAGCAGTTAATGTCTGGTCTGTGAACAGGTCTTCATTTGTTGTAGCACTAACTACAACAGCAGAAGTGTATCCGGTAATTGTTGCTTGCTGTCCATGAATAGAAACTCTTGCTCCTACATGATCTGTAGTCCAGTGATTAGCTGATGTTGTTAAAGTAATAGACCCCGATGTTCCATTAGCATCAATCGTCACATCACTATCCGCAAACTTATAGAAAGGAGCATACTTCTTTCCAGTATCCCCTGTCTCAAAATCCAGATCAGCTAAAGTAAAAGTAGTGGCCCCTGTACGGGTGAGTTTTTGCATAGCAAAATCCTCATGTACAAGAATCATCACATCACTTCGCTGGGTATAACGAACCTCATAAAGATTGCTTGTAGTCCATGGCACGCCAGAAGATATTGTCTGATGCAATGTTCCATCAACCCCATAGATATACATCTTGGCGTTAGCCAGAGCAATAATATAAAGCTGAGATTCATTAAAGATAAAAGGAATCAATCTTACTGCTTCAGTTAAGTCCTGAAGATAGACTGTACCTGGTCTTTTCTTAATTCCTCCCTGAACAAGAGGAGAGAAGTTTGTTAGAGTGTCTGCCCCATTAACATACGCTTTCGTATCAGTACGAGAAGCCATTAACGGGTCAAGTTGTCCAGCCGAGAAATTGGTCTGGAAAGTTCTTACCCGTTTCATATTACATCCTGTAATCAGTAATACGTGTCAGATCAACCTTTCTAGTTGTCTGAGCAGAACTATCTACATGCCTTGCCTTTCTAAACTGAAACTCAGCTTTCTCATCGAACAATTGAGCTAGATCTGGCTGTACTGTTACACCACTTGCCAGCGCAGCAGCCAATCTATATTCAATACCGATCCTGAAATATGGAGGCCATTCAACTACATCTGGCACAAAGATTCCATCAAGAACCACTGTATCAGATGAGCCAGCATCACAGTAAATCATATCGTCATAACGATCATAAGTAATAGGAGCATCACTAACAGTAACAGCTCTTATCATCAATATATCGTTTGGAATTTGGTAGGCAGCATCCCATCGGGAAGATGGAGTTGCTGTTAAACGATTCAATGTTTTCTGTGACATAGCAAATCGCCATGGATATACAGAAAGTTCTGCCTCTACTATCTCATCATAGATAGCATTAAGAACAATGCCCTCGGTTGAATCGTCAGAGAAAGATGTAATTGGAGCAATCCCAATTAAAGCACATGCTTTTTGTGCTACTGCAACCGTACTTGTTGCACCCATAATCTCTCTCCTTAAAGAAGAGGAGAGAGGCTACATGAAGTAACCCCTCCCCACTTTTACTAGGTTCCGTTTACTACAGTTACAGTAGTTGCGCCAGTTGCGCTAGATACTGCAAGCAGATCAACAGAAGTTTGGTCGGTATCGACAGCGATAATTACTGTACCCTGCTCTACTTCCGCATACGCATTATTGAAATAGCCGGAGCCAGCAATAGTTGCGATTGCATCAGTAGTAGTGTAAAGGTACAGAGCCTTATCACCAACATTGATACGCTTAAAGCTAGATGCGCTAAATGCCATGATAGTTCTCCTTATGACTCAGTATGATCTACTTTGTAAACGCCATTGTCGTCAATCAATGCAGCACCTTGAGACATGGAAGCAACGATCAGGTTAGCCTGTTCCTTACCCTGCCAAGTAACATCAATTCCAACTTCGGCTCCAGAAGCAGCACCTACAGCAGATCTATGATATGCAAGTGAGCTACGAACGGATCCAGTTTTACTCAAACCAGAGTGAGTCATGACAAAGAATGACATGAAACGCTTAGCTGAGAATCCTGCACCCTTCCAAGGAAGTTCTGCCTCTGGAACATAATCACGAGAAGCAAACTCGGAAATGCCCATAAGATCAGTCCAGCCTTGAGGAGATACCAATAGATAACGCTGTCCATCATCAGCAACATCGTTATTACCGAATGCCTCATAAACCGTTTCCAGTTTAGCTTTAGTTACGCCACCAGCATCAGCAGTATCATTACCAGACCCGTCAAGAGCATCAATAATAAGCTGATCTGACTGACGACCAAGCGCAGCAGAAAGGGATGTGGCAACAGCACCACGCTCGTCATGCTGAATCTTCAGCTCATCCAGCTTATCAACATACTCACCAAGATAGTAGTCGCTCAAAGAAGCCTCTACATTAGTATGTACTAGATTAGCCAGTGGAACCTGGGCATTACGAGATTTGGTAGCAGCAGTGCCAGTACCGATTTTCTGGAAAGTAGTAGACTCACCAGTTATATTTGTCTTGCGACGTACAGTATTAAGAAGTTTGGCCCCCATGCGCTGAAAAGCAAGATGAACCTCACTCTCAAACTGTTTTACAAAGGCCGTATCAATTGTATTAGCCATTACAGTTCTCCATTAAAGTGAAACAAGTTGTCAGCGGTTGTCCTTTACATCTCTAATTCGGTTACCAGGGGGCCGAATCTTTCTTGTAATGGGGCCGTTGTGTGAAGATTAGAGTGTATTTTTTCAAATTGCAACCCTAACCATATAATTTTTGCCACATTTCTGTAACTTTAGTTCGATAACCATCATCCATTTCACCTGGCTTCCAGTATCGAGGATCATCCATCATCGCCCTAATATCATCTTCTGAGTTAGATCCGGTAGATGGTTCTCCCCCGAAGCTGGAAATAGAAGGTTCTCCTTCAATACCAATTAGCTTTTCAAGAACCTGAATTGCATCGGCATTGATAGCAAAATCTGCCATTACATTATATTCATCTTCGGAAAGATTTTTAGAAAGATAAAGATCTACCCGATCAATACGCTCTTGTGCATTATCTCCAAGAGTTTTCATCTCTGCTGCTTTATCAGGAACACCACTAACTAGCATTTCTGTATACTTGTTAATTCCTTCCTGGAACTCATCTTGTGTCATGCCTCTGGCAAAAGCAGTATCTTTCCACCATCCAAGCATAGGATCATCTTCAGCAGTTTGAATCTCCCACCCTTCAGGTAATCCCTCTTTAGGAAATTCATAGGCATATCCATCAATAGATTCAGGCACACCCTCTCTAGGCTTATTAACTTCTGCCTGTAACTCTTCTTTTAATGCAGAAGCACGTTGTCCAAACTTACTTTCAAGTTCAGTATAGGACTTAGCTAACACTTCCACATTAGGAGAAGACTCTTCAGTATTCCAAAACTTCTCAGGTAAATATTCAGGACGTTCTACAACAGCAGGTTCGCCCCCTTCTATAACTGTATCAGTTGTCGTGTCTGTCACGGCTGATTCTCCTTCGCTAGTTTGAGTCGTTGTTCAATGATACCTACGATAAAACGCTGCCCCTCCATATGAATCAGAGAGTTAGCATCTAATCCTGGCCCCATTACACGCTCGATTGAGATAGATCGGAGATATTGCAAAGCATATTCTCCGGCTTTATCAGAGAAGCAGAGAGCAAGAGATTCGTTAATCCTTCTCTCTACTTCTTCAGATCTTTGGATTCCGTCTGGTGAACTTAATTTTATAGTCTTCTTCGATAAATTTTTCTTCATGGCATAAGTTGTTGCATTACATCGGCCATACCACCAGCTTGTTCAGGTGCGGGTTGCATTGCTTGCACCTGTTGAGCTGCCCTCTGTTGTGCGATCCTCCTTGCAGCAGGATCAACAACGATTGACTGAGGAATTTCATACCACTCAGCCAATTGTTTTACTGCTTCATCAGCATTGATAAACTGTGATGCCGCCTCTGGCCCCATCGTATTAGTAATCATGCCAATAAAGTTAGTCAATTGTAGAATATCTTGATTTCTTTGCGCTCTTGCTAATGGAGATTTAGCTACAATCTTCACTTCACGCCCATCCACTTTAGGAATATCTATCCTTCCCTGCTTTTTGAGGATAGAAATTACCCTACGAAGTACAGGATTTACAAACTCAGCTTGCAAGCGACCATAAGCAGAACCAATAATCTCTGCTAGATTAGCCTGTCTTGCAGCCACTTCTGTTGCAGACATTGGAGTTGTATCAGTCTTTCCAAGATCTTGATTATAAAGGGCTTTCCTAATATTATCCTGCATAGCAGAAATAATAAGTTGAGATACATCAAATTTTGCAGGGGATTGTACGCCCTGTAATCCACGAGAATTAGGAGACACGGGAATAATTGTGCCAGGAACAAGATCAATCGTATCTGGATTGATTACCCCATCATCATCCATCTGCCAGATTCCACCAATTG